AAGATGGCGAAATTACGAGAGAGGGAGTTCAATCTGGTCAAACTCCCGCGGATACGGCAGACCTTCACGGGCGAATAACGAATCAGGAGTTAACGAGTCAAGTTGTTGCTGGTGCTGCTGCTGCTGCTGGTGCTGCTGGTGGTGCTGGTGCCGTTGCTGGTGGACGTGACGATAATGGAAAAATAGTAAATACTGAATTGAAAAATTCTGGTGCAGAATTACGATATAATGCAATGAAATTAATATATGCAGAGTCTGTTACAAATACAATTGTATTAAGTGTCGGTATAATAGCCTCCTTATTTTTTATTGCAAAAAACCGATAAATATAATATGATTATTTGTTATATATATTATATTTTTATGATAGACGATTTTGACGACGAAAAACGAAAAATAGTGGATTATCATAACATGTATGTGCAAAAAAATGACAATATATATTACAGTTATCAACGTGCAATAATAAATAGTTTGAATTTAAGTGTAGGTATTTTAATCACAGCAGTTATGATATTTAGAATGAAAAAATGAAATATCAATACACTATATAAATGGTTTTGACTGACAATGAAAAGAAAGTTATACAATTAAAAAAAGAAACTCATTCAGCAGATTCACAACAAAGTGTTTATACGCAACAACAAACTAATGATATTAGTGTAGTAAATGTATTTTTAATTTTCTTTTATTATGTATTTTTAATTTATTACACATATTATGCATATGGGTCGTTTAGGTACAGTACACTATATTATAAAAAGTTGATTATGATATTATTATTGTTTGCTTACCCATTTATTATATTTCCAATTCAATATAATGTATATAATATTGGAAAGTATCTTGTAAGTTTAGTATACAATAATGTTTATGAAACAAATGATTGGTAAAAATATAGATACATATTATAATATAAGGTATAATATGCAAAGTTGTAATACATGTTCATCTAACCCTAAAAATAAAATATATAATTATCAAACATTTAATACACCGAAAAATGACAATACAGATAATATGTTGATTGAAGGTTTAGATAACGCAACCAAAGTTGATATAGTTTCATCTAATTATAAAACGTTTAATGAACTGTATGCAGATTATTTGAAATGTAGTACACCAAATAACGTTGCATGTACAAAGTTGCAAACTGAATATGATGCACAAACAAACAAAGTAAATGGCATTGAAACTAACTATAATACCCAACAGAAAATATATGATGATTGTGAGAATTTAAAAACTCGATGTAAAATTATTAATACACGTGTTAATCAAAACCAAGAAGTTATAGATGGTTTAAACAAGAAAATGGAAGGTAAACAAGGATTATTAACATCATTTAAAAATGTATCTACAACTGAATCTACAAAAGATTTTTTAAAAACAAATAATATGGATCTATGTGATAAAAATATTGATTATTCTAATAAAGTAGACAATTTAACAGATTTAATACAAAATTATAATACCAATAAAGGTAATATAAATAATCAAATCACTTTTAAAGAAAAAGATATTTATAATAACGATATAGATTTAAAAACAAGCAGTAATGCTATTACCACATATACAGCGAACAGAGATGCATATAGTATAAATAGTACAAATAATTATAATGAAGCTAATCGTCAAAGACGAAATTGTTGGCGGTCATGTAGGGGGAGGTGGTGGAGGCGTAGGTGTCATACGAGATGTAATAATGTTGCAGTACATAATGCTCATTGGAGGAATCATTACAATAATGAAGGAAACAGATGGAAAGACATGTCCAATCAAGAACAGGCGAATATAGTTTCAGAAACAAACACAAAAAATAAGATTGAAGAAGATGGTAAAAAATATAAAAATGAAAAGATACAATTAGAAAATAGTATCAAAAGTATAAATACAACTATTGAAACCAATAAAACAAATATAACAAATCTAAAAAATGATTGTTCAAGAGAACAACTGAATGCAATTGAAAAAATTGGTTCAGATATTGAGGATAAAATAAATTCTAAACGAACCACAGAAGTAGAATATAAAAATATATGTAACAGTAAACAAATCAATTGTGATACAGAATATGCAGTGTTTCAACCAATTAAACAAAATTATAAGAAAGAAAAAAAAGTTAAAAAAGATTTAAAAAATCGTCACGAGATTTGCGTTGACCCTGATAGAAATGATTGTAAAGATATTTATAATGAATATCGTCATGCTAAATCGGGTACAAAAATAGCAACATCTCGTGTAGAACCATTCGACAATTATGAGGATAATGATACTGCATATGAGGTTCATGAAAAAATAAAAGCAAATTATAAAAAAGTTCAAGGTGATTTTAACAAATTAAAAACAAATGAACAAGAGATGAATATCAAGTTAAGTAAAAAGAACTCTATATATGAATCAACCTTGGAAAAACACGATAAAGTAATGTACACAAATCTGTTGTTAACTGCATTTGCAACAACACTAATATACGTTATTTTTGTAGATATGTGAGAACAATATTATATGCGAATATCATATAATATTATTTAGTAATGTCATACAGTTCATATAATGATGAAACCCCCCTTGATTTAAATAGTTTACGTTATAAAGAAGGATTAACTACGGTTGCCGAGATGAATGCCAAGTTAGAGGAAATCAAAACGGTAATTAAAGATTTTGAAAATAAAAAAGAGCTTAGTGTTACAAATGCAGGTATTGGTAAAGAAGGTATGACACTTGCAGATAGTATTAATAAAAATGTAGAATTACAAAATAACCCCAAATATAATAAATATATTCTATCAAATGATAAACAACGTAAAAATATGGTAGATGCCCGAATCAATGATAGTAAATTATTAAAAAATTCAAATAATCAAATATATGTTCTTGGAACGATTGCGGCTGCTTCTTTAGTCGTATTACTAATTCATATGTAAAAAATATAATAATAGTATATAATGACAGATTCAACACAAAGTGAAAGCTTAAATATAATAAATACTATACAACAAATATTATCATCATTAACATCAGACCAGCAATCTGCACTTGAAACTGATGCAACTGAAGTTGCAAGTGGTATAAACGCATTAGGTGCAGTTGTTGCGTCCAGTGATGATGCAGCGGCACAATTATTATTGAAACAAGATGACATGAAAAATGTCGTAGATGAAGAAAACAAACGAATCCAAAAAAACATTCAAACAACTGAAACAAATCTATTAACAAAAAAGAGGACGATGAATTTCACCGAAAACCAACGGTTACGTACAGAACAATACAATGAAATGTTATATGTATTTGTATTATGCTTGGCAGTGATAATTATTGCCATTATAGCTTTTCGGTATTTCCCCTTTTTGCCCGATTTTATATTACAAATATTTATTGTCTTAATTGGAGCCATTGGAGTGATACGGATATTTAACATATATATAAATCTACAAAGTCGTTCCCATCTAAATTACAATGAACTCAAATTAGATAGTCCAAATGTAAGTTCACCGGAAGAAGCTGAACAGAAAAAGAAAGCGGCTGCAAAATCTGGTGATTTACTGGGAAGTATAGATATAGGAGGGTGTAGAGGTGCAGCTTGTTGCGATACAACCCAAGGAGCAGTTTGGAACGAATCCTCGCGTAAATGTATTAAGAATGTAGACGAAGCAGCTGAAACCGCAGAGGAGTTTACGGTTGAACGAATGAAATATAATAAAGGTATTGCATCTCCAAATTCACCAAGTGAAATAAATAAATATAGTAAAGTATAAGTGTAGTATATAGAAGTCATGGATATAAACGAAAGAGAACTACTCTTTAATCAAAAATATCTTCATCAAAAAAACACAGTAGACTATCAACATGGAGTAAATACTGTTTTAATGTATACCTATTATCTTTGTATTTTAGTCATAGTTTACTATTTATTTACTAAATATGAATTGAATAAGTATGTTAAATTTGGTATAAGTATATTATTAGTATTGTATCCATTTAGTGCTTATTATATTGAACAAAATATACATAATAATAGTGGATTCATTTGGTCAGCCTTTTCATTTTTAACATATTCATTTTATACATTAATGCAATCGTGGGTTATTAAACTATTAAATCTTCCGTATTATTATTTATATATTTTAGTCGCAATTTACTTTTTATTTACTAAAGATGGTTTTAATGTATATAATCAAGTAGGATTCTTTTTATTATTAATATTGTATCCATTTATTGCTGAATATATTCAAAATACCATTATATCACCGCCCACTGATGAATAATCATTAGGGGTCCCATCGTTTTTTTTCAATAAAATGATGAGGATTATTGTTACTGCGGATATGCTGGGTTTCTAATGTCATGGTAAATATTGGTTTACCCGTACGATAAAAAATGTCGATCTGTTTTTGTCGCAATTTATCGTATTTTTTTAATCGTTTTTTAAAATCTTTATCATCAATAAAATTTAACAAGTTGGAATCGATCATAATATAATATTTTTATATTATATTGTGTTATTTTTATTATGTCTTATAAATTATTAATATCTATATCATCATCATCATCATCATCATCATCGGTATTTTCATCATTACCAACTATTGGTAATTCGTCACGTTCATATTTAATACGGACACCATTCCATGTTTGTTGACGTTTACGCCCAAACTCCTTATCCATATATTCATGCAATTCCTTGGGACTGGGTCCACGTCCACCGTAATTAGACATATACCAAATCGAGAATTCATTGTTTAATTCCATTTGTTTAATACGACCATTAGTATCGCGAATAATACGGTCATTAATAAACTCTGAAATATAATCCTGACTTTGGCGATATTCATTACTCTTAGACATAACAATGCTACAGTCATTTACAACACCATCAGTTTTAAATACAATATCTATTAACATAGCTGCAAAAACTTCTTTCCAAATATCAAATTTCTCTTCAATATTTTTATCTAACATAAATTGGTATGGTTTCTCTGGGTCATCATCTCTTGGTTCTTCTGTAAATAATGATTTAAATGGTACAACACGAATACGTCTCCATGTTCCGTGGTCATTTGCTTTCACTCCCATCAATGCATTACATGCAACAGCAAGTTTAAATTGTGGAATAAATGACAATGTCTTTGTCATATATGGTGCTCTTCCAATAACAGGGTCCTTTCCACTGGTCAATTGTTTCATCATACCTTCATTAATAACATCACCTTTGCTTGGTTCTTGCATAACAGCATAACGAATTCCTTTTAATTGTACAATTTCTGGAGTACACCCACCAACCTTACCGCGTTTTTCAGTCACTAATGTAGTCGGTACATCTCCTTTATATTGACCCAAAACCTTTTCCATCAAATTCATTAATACAGATTTACCGTTTGATCCAACACCAATATACATATTAAACGTTTGATTTGCTGACGTACCTATCAATGTTGATGCCAAATGGTCCCACATATATTTACAAAGTGTTTTATCTGGAAATAACTTATTCATAAAATCATTAATATCGTCGATGATTTTTTTATGTTTTATACGGTCTAACGGTACATAATCAATATTAGTACATAACGAAACAATATCTTCAGGTTGACCTTTTCTAAAGCATTTATCCTTAAAATCAATCATTCCATTATTAAAACAGAGCAAATATGGGTTTGTATCCATCTTTTCAAAGAAATCACTTTGATAAAATAAACATTTTGCTTCTGTCATAATATTCTTCTTATCATTTGTATTTCCCATACGATTGCTGATGTTTAATATACGCAATGACCTGTTCTTTTGATATTCTGTTTCGTTATCTAAATCATTAACGCCTGTTGTAGTAGATATATTTAAGCTATGGGAGCCTTTTTTATTATATAATGCACGTAACGTTTTGGATATAGAAAGCCGTAATGAAGTACCAGAATCGTCCTCAACCCACCGATTATTCCTGAAACGAAACCATTTATTTTGTGAAACACTTACACAAACATATTCGTGTTTATACATTTGATATAATACACTTGCCAAATCAAAATCTGGTACACGTTCTTTGATATTAAATGAATTAATGGTGTGTTCGATATAATAATCAAGTGTTCCCTCCTTTACTCGGTTATACTCATCGGGTGCATCTGTTTTTGCCCAATGAATTAATGACAATTTGGTCAACCCACCATGTATACGCAAATCAAAACTTCGCCAAGTATCACACAAATCTGGTATATTACGGTAGGTAAATTCACTTGATTGTGCACTAAATGCAATCCACACAATCAATAGTTTTGAACTGGTATTTCGCAATACCCAACCAACCCGTTTCCATTTATCATATGAACCCGGTCCATAATAAGTTTCAGGCAATACCATGGTATAATCATACAACGTTTTTAAGTCATAATCATTGATTAAATCACTGTTAATTTCAATAAAATTATTAACCATTAAATCTAACTCGTCCTTATTTTTTATACTTGATATAACGCTAATATCATCCAAAATATCAGAACGATGTTGTAATTCTAAAATACCAGGACTAACAGTGTGTTGACGATTTCCTGTATGTGAGGTTTGCTCCGTTGTAAATTGTGTATATTCACTTACAAAATCATTTTTCATAAATAATACTGCATTTGTTTTTGACCGAACTGACAATTTATGAATTTCATCTTCCATATTTATTAATGATAATTTCACCTCACGATTTATAATTTCACCATCTCCTGGGTCAATTTTAATTTGACGTACTTTAGTTAATTTATACCTATCATGACCAGGTTTACGTGAACCATATAATTGCCAGTTCGTACTACCTTTACTAATTCCTTCATCAAATACATCATTCCATGAGTTTATTAATGGTAAATCTGCCCATGACTCGGCAACATTCTTCATAACTTTCTTTCTTAATATCTGTTGTACTGCATGGTCTGCCTGAATCCCGATTAGTATATGAATACCGTCTTTAGTATAATTCTTATCCTGTACACGGTTTACTGTTTCTTTTTCAAATATGTACACCCTGAATGCAGTCATTCCGTCCATTTGATATATTTCTTGTAGTTTTTCTAAATATATATCAAGTAGGTCGTCCACATGTTCCGTTGTATATTGACGTTCATCGGTATCATACGTGTGACGAAGATCCAAGTCAATTAATATCGGCCCATTACCATCTTCACGCTGTTTTTCAGTCAAATATTCTTTGACATTTTTTTGTAAAATATCACGATAATACAATTGCAAGAATGTTGGATACTCTGCATCTGAAATATTATATGAACCACCTGGTATACCTAATTTTTTATCGCCTATTCGGGTATTAGTTATAGGTGGCGTATCGCTTGGACCTGTCTTTTTTCTTGCAGAATGTGTTGACATAAAATTAAATATGTCATGATAATCAGAAAGGGGGCGTATTAATTTTGATGAAATTGAATCATTTTGTACATTCAGTCCCAATGACATATCTGCCGTTTTAGTAGATATAGTAATGGTATATTTTTAAATCCTCTTATAAAATCAATTTTTCAAATTATGGTTGTCACAGATTAAAGCATTTATTGAGTATGTTATTGCAGTGATATATTGATTAATTTGTGAAAATCATATTTAGATGTAATATTATGAAAAATTGATTCAATAATTAGGAAACAATATAAAATAATAATAATCTATTTATATTATAAGTTTAATATGAAATTTTGTGATCAGTGCGATAACATGTATTATATTAGTGTGAATGAAGAAAATCCCAACGTCCTCGAGCATTATTGCCGTAATTGTAAACATGTTGATGGAACTATTGCTCAAGATGGTGGGTGTATTTTAGATGTACAAACGAAAAATGAAGAACAACAAATTTCACGTGTTATTAATAAATATACAAAAGCAGACCCTACATTACCCCGTAGTTATACCATGAAATGCCCAAACAGTAAATGTAAATCTAATATTGATGAACCTATGGTAAATCCAGAAGTTGTTTATATTCGTTATGACGATGCTAATCTAAAATATTTATATATTTGCACTACATGCGATTCTCAATGGAAAACCGACCAATTAGTTTAAATAATTATTTAATTTATCATAACTTTTTTATTAGTCACAACGTGTATATAACTTTACAAAAAATTGATTTAATCATTTAGAAATATAACATAATATATTATATTATATTCTATTCTTTTAATATGGAAAACAATGATCTTACTGTAGAACCCCAAAAAGTACTGGATTATGATAGCGAAGATGATAATGGTGTTCCACCACCGCCACCACCTGAAGATGACAGTGATAACGACATCAGTGATGATGATACTGTTATTCCCCCACCCCCAGCTGACGACGATGATGATAATGACGATGACGATGATGATGATAATGACGATGACGATAATGACGATGACATGGGTGATAGTGACCATGATGGAGAATCACAAATATCTACATTAAATAATACTAATGATAGTGTTAACCCACAAGAACAACTAATTCAACCCGATGATTTTGATAGTGATGATGACGACGATGAACATGACAAATATTTACAAAAATTTGACGAATCATTAACCCAACAAATTATTGCAGATTATCACCCAGAAATGAAATCGCATAATTATGATGAAATTATAAAATTATCAAAGGTAACTCGTAATGCTGACGGTAATATTGTAGACCCGTTACATTGTTCTCTTCCATTTATTACACGATATGAAAAAGCAAAAATTATTGGTGAACGGTCAAAACAATTAGGTGCAGGGTCTACACCATTTGTTCAAGTAGAGGATAGTGTAATTGATGAGTATTTAATTGCATTAAAAGAATTTAATGAGAAAAAAATTCCATTTATTATTAAGCGACCAATGCCAAACGGGGGGTGTGAATATTGGCGGTTTGAAGACCTTGAAATTCTTATATAATTATTTTAATCATTTATGTATGATTTAGTATGTATTTTTTATTAAGTTAGCCACACAAATATAATTTATTTAATATATATATCATGCCTGTAATAACTGAAATATACGTTTTATTACCAAATAATGCTGAGTGGGAAGATATGATTATCTGTATTGATAAAGAGGCGGCTTTATCCCGTTTGCAAACACTTAATCAACAATATTGGAGAATTGAAATTTTCAAACCTAAACAAAATTCTAATAAAAAACTGTCCACTATAGGTGAACAATTTGAACCTACTTATACTAATCTTAAACCATTAGAATAATCTGTATTTATGATTTCCAATTTTTACCACAATCCAAACAAGTTACAAATATGGTTGCTGGTTCATCTGCACTACGTGTTTGTAATTCATAATATGTACATCTCTTTGACTTACACTTTCGGCATGTAAACATATCAGTTGATGCTTGAATCTGTGTTGTATATTTATTAGCATCGCGTTTTGTTTTTTGTTCAATTAATACCTTCCATTGTTCTTTATTCATTTCTTGATGAGTCATAAATGCTAATACATGTGGTGTAATTTCACCAGTATTTAATTGTTTGAGTAATTCTGTATTCTGTAAATTTATATATATACTACGTAATCTATCCAAGTATAATTGTACAAAAGATTGATTATCCCATTTTTTTATGATTTTTTTGGCGGTTCCTTCCTTAATTGCATAATTAAATATACCTTTTTCGAGATTAATACTGGTTATTTCATCTCCTATTATGGTTTGTAACTTTTTACTAATATTTGTGCGAAACTCTGTTGGGTTTACTATAATATGCATTTTTATATGTAATCTGTTAGCGAATAAGCCTTTATATAATTCATATAAATAAATGTTTATATGAATCAATTTTTTATATGTATTCATCTTCACTTAATTCACCAGTACATTCCAAATAATTTGACTGTTTTTCATTCGATATAAAATTATTTACTAATGCTGGGTCCGGCTTCCGTGACTTTTTCGTTTTGATTTGTACTGGTTTTCGTTTTGGTTTGATATACACATCTTCCTCCTCATCTTCCTCCTCATCTTCCTCCTCATCTTCCTCCTCATCTTCCTCCTCATCGTCAACAATAAACCCATCTTTTACATAACCAGATTTAGTACGAGGTAAATCATCGTCCTCATCTTCTTCCGTGTCTTCATCATCATTTTCATCACCAATATCATCAAATCCGCCATATAAATGGTCATATATTTCTGTCCATTCTTTTTGTGTAATATCTATTGGGACATCATCGTCGTCTTTATTTATTAAAATACAATTTCCAAAAAATAAGGTATTATCAACAGGTGGCGGAAATTCATATTTATTTTCACTATTTGCACGACCATCTATATTACCAAATAAGCTAAGATGATAGGATTTACCCTTTATTCCATCTATATTCCAGATTGTACGATTATTAAATCCATTGGAAGATTTTAGTCCAGCTTTTTTGTATAATTCAAGTTCATTGAACTTTTTAATTGTCAGTTCTTTAATCGTACCATTTTTCTCAAAAACCAATACTGTTAGTGGCATATTATTATATTATATATAACAAAATGTTTATATTACTTTCATTATTTATTTGTGTTTCACGTTAAAATCTATATATAGGATTCTTTTCAACATATATATATTTATATTTATGGTGAACTCAGTATTTCATATTTTATTTAATATAATTATATCATTATTTATCATTTATTGTTTTCATAGTACATGGGAATATTTTAAGGATACCTATACGCATAAAAAGACAAAAGATTTAGTAAATACGCAAATTTCCAAATATCAACAAATGATGGCAGAAATGCAAGAAAATGCACAACCAGAAAATCAATCTATTAGTACTACTGAAATTCAAACGATGGACGATGATTTAACCAAATATATGGAAGAACAAATGTGCACATAATATAAACAAGGTGTTATGTCTAACGAATTTAATTTTACAGATAATAAGGATTGGTTATTACCATTCTTAGAAGCTTTCAATAAACAAAAAGAAATAACTGATATTGATACATTTGCTATTAAAAATTTAGAAAAAATATTTAAGCAAAAAATGATAGGTTCAGTGTTTTCAATGTTTTCAAACTCAACATATACAAAACCCTGGAAAGAATGTGCAAAATTATATACATTACAAGAACTGACTAATGATTGTAGAAGAAGTCCTATGTTTAACGAAAAGTTTGTTCCAATAAAATTCAAATATAATACGAGTAAAGAAAAAGAAAGTGATGAATATAAACAGTCTGTACAAAGTTATGATTATTTAAGATATAGTGACGATATACAGACTATACTAAAAACACCTATGAGTGATTCTGCAACAAGAAGTAAAGATGATATTTTAAATAAATATAGATTGATAGATTATTTACGACAAAAACAGATAGAACCTTATAAATCATATACTTGGATAAACTGTATATTGAATGCATATGATGAAAAAATAGAAATAGATACTATTGTAAAACAAATTTCAAAAATTCCAGAGTTTAAGGATTTTCATTTTTTATCATTACATTTTCATGGTGATCTGAAATTACACCCTTGAAGATTTAAAACGCCGTTTTTCGTCCTCCACCAATAAAGTAAATAAACCTGTATGCGATTAAGGAAGTGGGTCGCTGATACTTAAGTTGGATTTACAGTTGAACCATCGTAGGGTGAAACTCCTTACTATTGATTTTACCGGGTTCAGACCCAAACCCTTGTTAGTTAAAACGGCGTTTTAAATCTTCAAGGGTGTAAACCTATCAGGAGGTAAACAAACAAAAACGAGAAAATCCAAGAAGTCAAAGAGAAAAAATAAAAAAACTCGTTCAAAACGACAACGATGAAGAGATAGTGGTAAGTGTTAATTAATATTTAAAAATCATTTAAACATATCCCTTCTATAAATTTATACTTGGTCCATCATAATATAAGATTATCATGGAACTTACAATGAATCAAATGTACCACTTAGTGGAGCGATTTCCCGGATTTGATAATGCATATGAAACAGTTTCTCAAAAAGGGTATTCCACTGATTATAATGTAGCATTAGCAATTCCAACAGGTAAAAAAAATTTCGCGTGGTTTACATTTTATAGGAATTGTGATGTATGTTATTTATTTGATTTGAACAAAGAAAAAAAAATCGTAAAATCAACACGAATTATGAAAGAAGACAACAATACCTTAGGAAAAGGAACGATATTGTATGGAACAACCATTATAGATGAGGAAACAAATGTTACTTATTTCGTCATAGAAGATATTTATTTTTACAAAGGCGCGCCTTTATCTGGTATTCCATTCTACGATAAATTATTTTATATCAAATCATTCTTAGAAACAATTAAATCAAGCAATACAAGTGTTATATTTAAATTACCTGTATTATGGTCAAATATTGGAACATCACTGATTTCTTCAGTAATACCGCCAGATTTAGTCAATGAAATTGCATATCAAACGCATCATATTCAATATCGCACTATGACCAATATTATGCCACATATTAATGTATTATTAAATATGAAAATACATGCCACCGTTGAAACTCAATCTACTACACAAAAACAGTCAAATTATGTTCATATTCCATCATTTACCACGGATTTGTTTAAACCACAATATCGGCAAAAAACAATATTTAAAGTTTCAGCAGATGTTCAATATGATATTTATCATTTACATGCATATGGTAAACAAAATACACTGGTATATTATGGTATTGCTTATATACCAGATTATAAAACCAGTGTCTTTATGAATGGACAATTTCGTACCATTCGTGAAAACACAAATTTGGATTATATTGAAGAAAGTGATGATGAAGATGATTTTCAAAACATTGAAGAAGACCGTTATGTTGACCTAAAAAAATCATTGTCTATGGAATGTATATTCCATACGAAATTTAAACGATGGATACCATTGAAATCTGCATACAATGGTTCAAAAATTATTCATATATCACGACTTGTAAAAGATTATTATCAATAACAAAAAATAATAAACCGGTCAAGCAGTTGAAAGAGGTAAATCCATACTATAAAATATATCTTCACCCAACTTTATATCACAACTTTGAAAACTTATAGAATTATTTGATTCATTATAATTAATGAAAATACCTATTTCACATTTGGAACACATACAACTCGTTCTAAATTCATTAACCAAATAAGTATTATAAAACTTTTTTACGACCCCCATGATACATTATTTGGTGTAGAAGCTAATGGTTGATACCACATAACCCCATCACACTCATCCTCTGTATCTATTTCATTATGATGAATTCCTGGTGAAATACTTGTTATCATTCCCATTAATTTTGAACATCTTGCATTGACTAAATCACTAAATCGTTTGATTTCCACAGGACTTTTACATATTGGGCCTAATGTTCCATTACATTTATCACATTTTGCGTCAGGCATAATAATATAATATTATATATTATATATTATATAATTATATAATAATATTATATTATTATTGAGCTATTTTCAAATTCACTTACACGGTTCACTGTTCTTAGTTCTTGATGATATAATTCTTTAATATCTGTACAATTTTTTATAATAAGTATATAACCCTTTCTATGACTACACCAACTACCATAACACCATAATTTATCCATCGTCGGTCTTCCGTCATTAATTGTTTTACATATTATTTTGCCAGGTTCATTGTGAATTGATTTTCCTATCCAAACTTCATCACCATTTTCATCTGTTCCATTATAAACCGAATTTATAGGAATTTCAAAATCTTTGCTTATTTCCACCCATTCGTATTTTAAATTTGTTATAAATACTTGACCGGTTTGTCTTGAAAGTGTAGTCCCTATACTTTGTACTAAAAAATTCCAAATTTTGGTTGTATTAATTTTACAATTTATTTTACCAGGGCTTTTTTCTATTCTTCCAATATATACTCTACCATCATTTTTTGTATAACCAGCTTCAACCGCTAATTTGGGTATATCATTATCTCTTTTCATACGTACCCATCCTAATATAGAACCAGATATAGTTACAAAATTATTAGAAGCATCCATTACTACACGAGGTTTACCATTTAATACTGTATTTTCTGTTCTAGAGGATTCTTCTTCCTCTTCATCCTCATCCTTTTCTGAACAGTCTATATCTTTTAATATATCATGAAATTCCATATTAAATAATACACGTTTATTAACATAATCACTTGTTTTGGAACTACCAAATAAACCGATGGGCATATCTACCCAATTAAAATGTGATTTTATTGAACACTCTACATTTTTTATATTTGTGTTTTCTATATTTTGAACTTGTTCAAACGTAGACATAGTATTCACTGTTCTGTTTTTTATTAAATTTAAAATACAAGATGTGTTATACATATCTTTTTTTAAATTTTCAGGCATTAAGCTTGTTATAAAACTGGCTTCTTCGTATTCACCAGTACAATTATTAAAATCACGCATATGTAAAGTAGAAGAAATATCATTTTTATCAAATTCAAATGAAACTTCATTTTCCGAATTATTTTCATTTTCACTTGTAGTTGCATGTTTTACTTGTAACATTTGTACATTCGTTTCAACATTTGTTTCATTTTTATGATGAACATTATTATGATATTTTAATGTTATTTTTTTCAAATTAAACAAAGCAAATACATTAGAATATAATTTAAAATAAAAATCAGTACTTTTTTCAAAATAATCATTATTTGCTACAAAGTAAAAATCATTTATTTTTCTGTATAAAACATCACGCTTTGGATTGTTTTTATGAAATTCATCATCAAAATATATTTTATTTTTATTCATAAAATCATCATATTCTTTATATCTAATAATATTAAATCTCTCTGTTTCTTGTAAATGTGTTATACAACTATTAAAGTCTAATGATTTTGTTTTCCACATCATACCAATTTTTACAGTACTAATTTTTTTATCACTTAATTCAGAAAGAAATAATAATGAATCAAACATATTCTCATTTTTTAATATTTTTCTATTCGTTAATTGTTTTTGATATAATTGTTTTAATTGTTCTATATGCTCAATCGGCATTTCTGCATTTTTGAGTTTGTTTTCAAATACAGTTAATGATGGTATATTATCATTATCTAAATTTACCTTATAATTTTTCATTATTTTCATTTTCTTTTCATCAGAAATATTTAAGTTATGTAATTCGTCATCTAAATTATATAATAATTTATTAATTTCAGCAGATGTTTTAGTTTTATCAAATTTAATTTTTTCAACGTTTTCATCTTCTTTATCTTTTTCATATGTTTTAAATAAACTTAATATAGATTTCATTATATATTTATTAATTATAATTATATCAAAAACATCGGTTTTTTTCTTCAAGAGTGTAAACAAAATTTAATTCTCCAACGGTTTACACCCTTGAAGATTTAAAACGCCTGTTATTATATTACAAACTAATATAAAGGAATACTACTAATCATAGTAAGCAATAATGAAGAATAATGGGGTTGCTTCTCCTGTTTTAC